TTCCTGTAGGAGCCGAGCCACCTTGCCAATTAATGGTCTGAGTCGCACCGGCTATTTGCACTGCGGTAACTATGTAAGGTGTAGCACCTTGGTTAATAATTATTGTTACATTTGTAGCATATTCAGCCGTTAAGTTAACGTTTGTAAAGTTTGCAGTAATATCGCCTGCTGGTGTTGTGTGATAAAATACGTGTCCATCATTCCAGTTATGAGCAACATTTCCTGATTGTCCTGTGAGTGTTTGGAATTTTTCTTCTACACCTCTATCAAAATGCACGTCTTTTGTAAAGGTTGTCACTGTGTTAGGGTCTACCGCATCAGTAATTCCATATCCACCAAGTGTAGTAGGTGTTCCTGACAGTGAACCAAATGCCCCATCAAACGCATCAGTAATGCCATATCCTGCTATTGTGGTTGGTTTGGCAGAAATATCTGCAAATTCTAAATTGTTAATGGTTACTGTATTAAAATCAATTGAAGTAGCACCAGTAAAGTCTACAATGCCATTTATACTTGTTGTGCCTGTGTTACCAATTGTGATAGCATTAGTTTGCGAAGTACCTATGTTTATATCACCATGTGTACCACTAGAACCATTACCTCCTACTATAGCAAGGTCACCACCATCGCTGTTTAAGCCAGTTGAATCTCCTCCTGATAATTCAAGTGTACTACCTTTAGTAGTTGCCGAAGTTTCATCAGTTGGTTGCAAATTCGTTGATTGTACAGCACCGCCTGCTGTAAGTGCATCGGTGATACCATAACCAGATAACGTAGTTGGCTTGCCTGTTAAACTTGCAAATGATTGTGCTGGTACACTTGTTAGAAAATTGCTTAGGTCAGGTGGAGTGTATGTAAACTCACCACTAGAATTATTATATGATAGACCCGCGGTACCTACACCCACTGTAGTAACACTTAGGTCAGTGAGTGCAATACCACTAGCAGTAATATCACTTGTAAGTGCTAGTGTTCCTGCACCGCCAGGAATAGTGTGACCATTTAGCGTACCTGCTATTGTAACTCCAGTGTGTCCTACTCTAAAACGCTCTGCTAAACTAGCTCCATCGAATGTTTGAATAAACAAAGTATTTGGGTCACCAGACGTACCATCATAGTCAATACTTGCACCAATGGTGCCACCACTGCCTTTAAAACGTAGTGTTGGAACATTGGCATTGTCAGTTCTTTTGAGTGTTAGATGAGGAGTTGCACCTTCTGTGTGTACTTCATCAACCACAGTAACACCACTTGATGATGTATTCAACTTTAGAACATCATCGTGATAAAGTTCTACTGCTCCACTGCCAACGCCTCTTATCATCTTTTTTGTGCCACTGTCAGTTGAAAGTATTACATTGTTGTCACTCTGAAGATAAAGGCTTCCAGTTCCTGTTTCTCTTATTATTGAATGGTTATTGTTGTGGAATATTGATAAATCCTGTGAGGTTCCAAACTGTGCTTTATCATTACCACTAAAAGTAATATTGTTGCCGTTGGTATCTAACACTCCACCTAGTTGTGGTGTTGTATCTTCTACAACATTGGATAATCCTGTTGATGATCCTTCTAATGTGGTTATCCTACCATCTAAATCAGTGAAATTACCATCTAGTTCAGCATGTGTAAGTTCACTTCCTTTGTCTAATCTTTTTACTATTGCCATTTTTCTTTCCTTACGAAGCTACGTAACCGCTTGCTACATATCCTGAAGAAACGTAACCGCTCGTTTTTAATTCATTGTCAGGTCTCGCTGTAACAACATCACTCATTGGTTGTAGTGTATTCGATTCTCTGTCAGTGAAAATACTGGTTCCTTTTTCAAAGATATAATCACTAGCATTGTATGTTTTATCTGTCCATGTTTGTTCAGTAATATTGTCGTATAATCTATGCCATTTGTTTCCTCGTCTTACAAACATCCTGTTTGGACTAAAATCTGTTCTAATAAAGTAGTCTCCCTGATTTGGACTACTAGGAAACTGATCACCACTAGCAATTGTTTCACCATGATTGTATGCATTATCTTTGTTAACAAGTCCGCCACTGGTTGCATGGTCATAACCAAATAGGTGGTCGGTTAAACTTGTGCCTGTAGGATCTTCAGCATCGGCTGCTTCTACAATTGCATCACTGATATTAAATTCTGTTTTGTATGTGCTTATATCATTTTTCAAACTATTAGTATCTGCACTGTCGCCAAGTATATCGTAGTATTCTTGACTGTCTGTTAGTGGTGATAATTTAACACGCCAAATATGTGGATACCAAGTTTGACTGAATCCTTCTGCACCTCTGTTAGCATCATTTACAACATAATATTTGTTAATTGCATTTTTGTCTGCACTTAACAACAATGCATCTCTTAGGTGAGGTAGTTCTAACACATCTCCGGGCATTAATCTTCTGCCCATAATTTCTACCATTTCATTCATATGAAATGTCATGTACAACATATCATTGCTAAGAAACAAACCAAACTGTGTTAGGTCAAAATCTGTATCTTGTACATTATAAACTCCACGAAGTTCATAAATGTCTTTGTCATACTTGCGATCTCTGTTTTCCATAAACAGCAAGTCTTGTACTTTTGTTTCATTGATGATGCCTTCTACATTGATAAATTCTCCACTTAGTGGATCAATTTCTCTGCCGTCAATGTAGTTTGGTTGACTAGGATCATTTTTGTCTTGCGTTACTGCCGGACCTAAATATTTGTGTACATGTACTCCAGTACCGCCAATACTAAACTGCTCACGAATATTGCGATCCATGTAGTGATAATCGTTAGTTTTGGTCGGTTTGTATAAACTTAATCGTGGCATACGTATATTTAGCTGGAATCATGACGCTTGACAACTAAGTAAAAGATGTTATTATTAGGTATAAACAGCCGAGGAGACAGTTATGGCTAGTGTTAAGTCACTTACTAAAAAGGCCCGTAAAAAGACAAGACTTCCACGCAGAAGTGTGAAAGGATTGCAAGCACCCAGTTTTGATGATTGGGAAAAACTAGATGGCGCTAAGTTTCATAGACTCAAAACAAGTGTTCATGATTTTTATTACATGAACTTTAAACACTCAGATACCATTGAGTGGACTTGGGCATGGATGAAAGCAAACGGTTACAGCAAACAAGAAATTGCTAGTGCTAAAAAAGCCGCCAAGTATGAACAAGTTTTAGGCATACAATGTAAGTTGCTTTTAGATGGTTGTCCTGACTACAATGAAAAAGAACAAGAATATTGGCAAGCATGTCCTGGCACTAGTGGCAATATTAAACCAATGACAGATTGGATTAAAGCAAAGTTAAGTAAACTCATTGCTGAAGGCAAAACCATCATTGAAATTAAACAAGCTGAAGAAAAAGCTAAAAAGAATGTTTATGTTCCTACCATTCAAGACAGATTAGCAGACTCGACTGTTGAGAAAATGGAAAAAGTAGATCAGTGGTTAGATGATTGGATGCGTGACAGTAAAAGCAATTCTCTGACAAAACAAAACCCACTTAGTCATTTTAGAAAAAATGAAATGAATCTTGGTCACTTTAGATTTGTAGATCAGTACTATAGAGGTGCGTATGAAGAACTGATCGAACTTAATAACTTGCCTCCTGCTAAACAACAAAATGATATGCAACAACAACTTGCCGAAGGATACAGTACCTACAGTAAAAAAGAAATCCGTGAACTTACTGATTTTTATAAACGTATGTTCGACGGCATGGAAATTATTAAAGCAGAGAAAAAACAAACTCGTTCAATACGAAGACCTAAACAAAAGAGTGCGGCAGAGCTTGTCAAAAAGCTAAAGTTTAAGCCTAGTGATGGAGATTTTGGAATCAGTAGCGTACCGCCAGCTGATATTATTGATGCAACAGTATTGGTTGTGTTTAACACAAAGAATCGCAAGTTAGGTATTTACTATGCAGAAGAACATGCAACGTTCAAAGTTAAAGGAACAACTTTACAGTTCTTTGATGAGAAACAAAGTACACAAAAAACTGTACGCAAACCTAACGAAGTACTGCCAACTTGGAAAAAGATTACCAAGCACAAACTAAAGCCACAGTTTGGATATCTCAAAACAACTGAAACGAAACTCAACGGTAGATTCAATGCTGATACAATTATCTTAAAAGCCTTCAAGTAGTATAAATAGTTGTATGGCACTGAAAGATGATTTAGTAAAAGAAATTGAACTACGACTTGGTGGACAGATGGTTGATGTTGAACTCGACCCTGAACACTATGATGTGGCTATCAAAAAAAGTTTTGAAAAATACAGACAGCGCAGTGAAAATGCTGTCGAAGAAGCGTTTGTATTACTTGAACTTACCAAAGAAATAAGCGAGTATACACTAGACGACGAAGTAATTGATGTGTTTGATGTGTATCGTAGAAGCAGTGGTACACTGAACAGTGCAAGCGGAGGTGACATTGAACCATTTGAAACTGCATACTTGAACAACTATCTACTTTACAGTGGACGAGCAGGTGGCATGGCGACATATGATGCCTTAGCACAACACAGAGAAACACTAGGACGTATGTTTGGCGAAAACTATACATTTACTTGGAACACAGTTACCAAAAAGTTGTTGCTTCACAGAAAAGTAAAAGCAGACGATACAGTGTATTTGCATGTTTATAAAGAACGCAGTGATGAAGAACTGCTTAAAGATCCGTATAGTGCTCCATGGCTCAAAGATTATGCACTAGCACACAGCAAATTGATACTAGCAGAAGCCAGAGGCAAGTTCAACACTATTGCAGGTCCACAAGGCGGAACTAGCTTAAATGCTGACGCACTGCGTATGGATGCACAAGCCAATATTGATAAACTAGAAGATGATCTCAAATACTATGCTGAAGGTCAAGCTGGTCTTGGCGTAATTATTGGTTAATGTTCCAACCTGAAAAATTTTCTATAAAAGCTAAAATGATTGAAGCTGGCTCAATGGGCGATTTCAATGACATCTATGTCATGGGAAAAGTGTTCAAGTATGCAGACGTGAATACCTTATTGGAATTCGGAGCAGGTAATGGTGGATGGGCTGTTGTTTGCAAGTACATTGCTGAAAAAAAGATATGTGAAACGTATTATCCATTGGACAATTTGCATTGGCATACAAATGATCAGTACTTTATGAAGGAAAAGTTTCAACTTGATTGGTACACTAATCCTCAAGATATTGTAAACTACTGCGAACGTGAAATGGAATGCTGTGTAAAATTTTTAGAATTAAATGTTAAAAGTGATACATTTACAAGCCAAATACAAAATTTATTTCCTAACAACAGTTTGGATGCTTTTAGAGTTGACATACAAGTGAATAGATGGCATGTTAGACATTTTATAAAAACGTGTTTAAGTGAAAATGGATTAGTGTTTTATGATGATGTAAGGTTTAATGCTGGATTCGAAAGATGTATGACTGTGGCTTGGCTTATGCAAGAGCTAGATTTGTACCCAGTTGTGTTTACCAATGGAGAAGTAGTGTTGTGTAAAAACAAAGATTACAGTATGTATCTTCAAGACAAGCTAAAACAAGAGTTGAACGAATCTATCTTTTATTTTAAAAATAATCATTACACATTCACTGACGAAAAAAGTTATCAGTGGATTAGTATGGTAGATCATTCAATACTTGACAAATTTAACTAGCTTGTATATACTAATAATAAATCAAAGGACAATATATGATAATTGGTATATGCGGATTAATCGGCAGTGGTAAAGGCACCGTTGCCGATATATTAGTTGAGAATCACAACTTCAAAAAAATAAGTTTTGCTGACAAACTCAAAGATGGAGTCGCCAGTGTTTTCGATTGGAACAGAGATATGCTGGAAGGCGATACAGATCGCAGTAGAATATGGCGTGAAAAACCAGATGAGTTTTGGACAACAGAAACAGGATACGAAGTAACCCCTAGATTAATACTTCAACTATTTGGAACAGACTGTATGCGTGAAGGATTTTTTGACGGCATATGGGTAAGTTTAGTTAAAAAACAAATACTAGAAAATCCAGATACCAATTGGGTAATTCCTGATGTGCGTTTTCCCAATGAACTAAAAATGATTAACAGCGTAAATGGTCAAGTATGGCAAACTCGAAGAGGAGAATTGCCACTGTGGTGGGCTACTGCAATGAATATCAATCACAATTGGGATACGGTTGAAGAAAATCACAGTATGCAAACAATATTTCCTGAAGTTCATCAAAGTGAATGGCGTTGGGTTGATGAAGATGACAAATTTCAACAAATTATATACAACGACAGCTCGTTGGAAGACTTACAAAACAAAATACACCAAATAGTTAACTACTAGGTTAACCTCCGTATCCCCCCAGATATATAGCAGTTTTGGTAAATAGTTGTATCAACTATTATCAGAGGAGCAAAATTATGGCATTAGTATCTCCAGGTGTTAAAGTAAGTGTAGTAGACGAGAGTGCTTATGGTGCCCCAGGCGCCGGCACAGTTCCGCTATTACTTGTAGCAACACGTACAGACAAATCCGATCCTACTGGTAGTGAAAGTGACGGTATCGCAAAATTTACAAAAAGTGCTAATGCGGGCGAAGTAGTAAAAGTTACTAGCCAGCGTGAACTTACACAGTATTTTGGTAACCCAACATTTACTACAAGCAGTGGAACAATTATACAAGGCAGCGAAACCAGCGAATATGGTCTTATGGCTGCTTACAGTTATTTGGGACAAGGAAGTCAAGCGTACATAGTACGTGCTGACGTTGACTTGGCTCAACTTGACGCAGTTTCAGCAATGCCCACAAGTGCATATGCTACTAATGGCGGATTGTGGTTAGACACAGACGCTAGTAGATATGGTATTCACGAGTGGAGCGCAACAAACAATTCATGGGAAAACTATATTCCAACAGTTGTAATAAATGCAACAGGCGCACAAGCACCTATAGATGGTGACACTACATTTGATCCATCTCCGTTGGCAGCACCAAGTGCCGCAACAGATGGCACATATCTTGTTGTGATTCATGTTGACAATGAAACTGTTACAACCGGTTCAATACAACTTAGTTTGCAATACTTCCATGGTACAGGCGGTGCATGGGAATTAATCGACAACAGTTTAGCTGCAGGCACAGCAACATATGCTGAACACTACAGCGCACCAGCTGGTCCAAGTGCAGGTGATATTTGGATCAAAACAACAAGCCCAGGCAACGGCATTGATCTTGACTTTTATCGTTTTAGTACTACGACAAACACATTTGCAAGCGTTGCAGTACAAGGTGTAAGCACTACACAAGCTGATGGTGCTGGCGCAATTGGTGACTTTGTACCACAAAATGGTTCAAGTGTTTCAGTACTTACAGCAGGTACTGCAACAGTTGGTAACCTATTACTTGACCAACAAGCAAACACACGTGGCACAATCATTGTTCGTGAAGTTGTTACAGGCGGTGCAGTTGGCGCACTTACAACAGGTGATCTAAACGCATCAACAGCAATGCCAACAGCAACAGCGGCAGCAGGACAATATTGGCATGACAATTCAATTGATGGACTAGATCTTTATATCCAAACAGGCGGTGCTTGGGTTGCAGTTGCGGCTGCTGACACACAGTACGGTACAACTGCTCCAACTACAGACAAAGCAGGCGGCGCATTAGGCAGTGGTGATGTATGGATTGATACAACACTAGCAGGTTTTGGACAAGCAAACGAGCGTGATTATCCAAAGATTTATGTACACAACGGTAGTGCATGGATCAAACACGACAACACTGATCAAACAGGACCAACAGGCGTACTATTTGCTGACTTGTTTGATACAGCAGGCGGCTCAAATGCAATATTTGGAGCACCAAGTGCGGCTGTATATCCAGTAGGTATGGTAGCTGTAAACATGGCACAGAGTAAAAACACTGTTAGAGTGTACGGTTCATTTGCGGCAGCAGGTAACACTACTGTAAATGCATGGAGAAATGCAGCAAGCAATCATGCAGATGGTGCTGGACGTTTTGGACGCTATGCACAACGCAATGTTATTGCAACAAAAATGCAAGCAGCAATTGCAGGCACTGATCTTAGAGATCCTCTAAACAGATTTAGCTTGATTGCTTCACCAAACTATCCAGAACTAGTTGATGAAATGGTCACATTAAACAGTGATAGAGGTGAAACAGCATTTATTATTGTTGATACACCAATGCGTAAAAATACAACTGATGCAATTAGTTGGGTACAAAATGCAGCAACAGCAAGTGAAAATGGAGAAGATGGACTTGTCACAAACAACACATACAGTGCAGTTTACTATCCAGCAGGACAAACAACAGAGCCGTTAAACGGCAATACAGTTGTTGTTCCTCCAAGTCACATGGCATTGTACACATATGCGTACAACGACAACATTAGTTTCCAGTGGTTTGCTCCAGCTGGTTTAACAAGAGGTGTTGTACAAAATGCAAGTGCAGTTGGATTTTTAACAAGTGAAAATGAATTCAAAGCAATTGCTCTAACACAAGGACAGCGTGATGCGATGTATACAGCAAAGCTGAATCCAATCACAACATTCCCTGGACAAGGCACAGTTATTTTTGGACAGAAGAGTCTACATACAACAACAAGTGCATTAGACAGAGTCAACGTTGGTAGATTGGTTGCATATTTACGCGAACGTTTTGATGAAATTGCTCGTCCATTCTTGTTCGAAGTCAACGATGCACAAACAAGACAAAGAGCAAAAGTTACATTTGAAAGATTCTTAAGTGATATTCTTGCTAAGAGAGGATTAACTGACTTTGCAGTAGTATGTGATGAATCAAACAACACACCTGCAAGAATCGATCGTAATGAACTTTATATTGATGTTGCAATTGAACCAAGTAAAGCGGCTGAGTTTATCTATATTCCAATTAGATTGGTTAATACTGGACAAATATCAGCTAACTAATAAAAAAATTAACATAATACTTAATTAGGCGGCTTAGGTCGCCTAATTTTTTGACTAAAAATCATAAATACTGTTAGCCGGTAACTAGAGGAGATCGAAATGGCAGTTATTACAAATTTAGGTGTGCCAGACAATCAAGGCAACACCACAACTATTATGCCAAAGCTACAATATCGCTTTAGAGTTACATTTTTAGGTGACGGTTTCAGCGGAAACAGTACTAGAAATGTTATTAGTGTCACAAGACCTGCACTAACACATGATGAAGTTGTAGTAGACGCATACAATTCAAGAATTTATCTAGCTGGTAAACACACATGGGATCCAGTAACAGTAGTATTCAGAGACGATGTCGATAGTGCATTACTACGTGAACTTAACAATCAACTTAATATTCAAGTTGATTATGCTAACCAAAGCTCACCAAGAGCAGGTAGTGCATACAAGTTTGCAATGAAAGTAGAAACACTAGATGGTGCTAATCCAACACCAGGCATACTTGATACATTTGAATTAGCAGGTTGCTACATTCAAAATATTCAGTATGGAGACATGGCATATGCTAGCAGTGAGCAAACACAAATTACTGTAAGTATTAGATACGATAATGCTGAAATATTTGATGCGGCAGGTAGTGCAACACTAACAGGCGCAGATCAGGATCAGACTAGAAGTACAGCTTCAGGCGCTGGTACCTAATAGAGGGTAGGTTATGGCTCTTCCGTCAGTTACCGGCCCTACTAATTTTGCTGCGAAGCATTTTGGACAAGATACTAATCAAGGTAGTCCAATCACAGCCGCACCAAGATTAGGTTATAACTTCAGTGTTGAGTTTATACTTAACCAGGAAGTAGCCATCCCTGATGCTAGTTTTGGACACACCTTTACTTTTAATAGAGTAAGCGGTGTGTCCGTACCTGATATATCATATGATGTACAACAAGTTAATCAATACAACAGAATAAGACATGTACCAACTCGTCAAAACTTTGGACCAGCAAATATATCTATATATGATACCAAAGATGACAAATTTACATCAATACTAAAAGCATATAGCAAACACTATTTTAACGGTTTAGATCTAAGTGAAGATAACTTCAGTGGTTATAATATGATTGCTGAACAATTTCAACAAGGAGGATCACAGCCTTTTGGTGCTGAAAATACAACGCAAAGTGCTAGATTTTTTATTGAAGAAATTAGAATACACAACACAGATTTTCAAAATGAAGGTAGAACTCATACCCTATTTAATTGCATGATTACAAGTGTTAGTTTAGATAGATTTGATTACAGCAATAGTCAGCCTATACTTTATCAAGTGCAAATACAACCAGAACATGTAAACATTGGTCCACTAAATCTAACTACAGATGACGGTGCAAGTGATACCGACAATCCAAATCAAGACCTTGCTAGAGCAGTTGCAAATAGACCTAGTAATGTAGTTAATGCAGTAGCTCCAACAGTGCAAAATAATGAAAGTTTAAAACCTTTTACAGGCACATTACAGAGCGGTGAGAAACTTAGAAACATTAATGGAAAAACTTTTGTGGTTCCAGCCAGCTAATAAATACTATTAGAATGGCACATAAATTTCAACAAGGTATATATGAAGTTAAGAATCCACGAAAGTATGTGGGCAAACATCGACCCAAGTATCGCAGTGGGTGGGAATTAAAGTTTATGCGCATGTTAGATACACATCCAAACATACTAGCATGGGCAAGTGAAGCACACAGAATACCATATAAAAATCCAGCAACAGGTAAAAATACACACTATGTTCCAGACTTTTTTATAGTGTACGAAGATAAGAACAAACAGCGCAAAGCAGAAATGATTGAAATTAAACCTGCAGGACAAACACTTGCCTATGCCAAAGGCACAATACAAAAAGCACAAGCAATTGTAAATGAAGCAAAATGGCAAGCAGCAAAAGTTTACTGTCAAAGACAAGGAGTTGGATTTAGAGTGCTAACTGAAAATGAACTATTTAATAATCCTAAAAAGAGGCAAAGAAAATGAATTTGACAGATATGGTAGTATTAGTTGTCTCATTATGGGGAATGACTGCTGAAGGCAAATGGGTTTACATGGGTAACCAATATGTACAGCAACAACCCATGACACTAACTGAATGTAGTGAATTTATTGCAAAGTATAACTGGGCAAAGTTT